TCCGTAAAATCCTAGTCCTGGCAGAAATTTGAAGTGGACAAAATATTGGACTTTAGTTTTCTTAGGGTCATTGGGCGCGAAGTTTCGTCTAATAGACAAAACTTTCCGACTACCTTCTTCGATTGTAACGATGTAAGGTAATTTTATTCCAGTTGGTTCTCCGTCGGGACCAACATCTTCAAAACCTTCTAAGTCTAGATTAACGTGGCATTCTAGAAGTGTAAACAAAGGTTCTGTTCTTTGTGTTTTAGTAATTCCTTCCAACTCTCTTTCTTTTTCTTCAAGTTGATTTGTAACTGTGCCTGTAGGTTTTGTTAATTCTATATCAGAATAAAAACCAGAAACTTGTTGCTTACGCAATTCGTTTTCAGACATTTTAATAACATGAATGACCGCTTCCGCATCATCTAATGAGGTAGCTGTATACGGAACGACCAAAT